AACTGATGCTGTATCACCGTAGAGTATAACATCGTAGCCTTGGTCGTTAGCTCCTATTGTCAGAGTAGCATCTAATTGCACGGCTCCGTCAATGTCAACGGCATCAAGGTTTGTTGTACCGTCTACGTCTAAGTCTGTTCCTACGTATAGTTTCTTAGCTATGCTTGCTCCACCTTCAGTTCGTAAAGCTCCTGTGTCACCTGTAGCGTCACTAGAATCTGTAGCATCAGTTATGTCAACTACCCCTGCAACTGTAAGTGTGGATGCCATATCTACTGCGCCATCAATATCTACAACATCTAAGTTGGTAATACCATCAACGTCTATGTTTCCTGAGATGTCTAAAGAAGCTGCAGCTATTTCACCACTAGCAACAATAGCACCATTTATATCTATAGTAGTTGCTGCTATTTGTATTTCTGTGTCAGCTACAATGTCTAGCTGTCCATCTGTACTGGAGTTGATGTACAACCCAGAATCACGCCACTGTATTTTATTTGTTGTATTAACTGTCCACGTAGAGTTAAGGTTTGCACCATCAAGGGCAATACCTGTAGAGGCATCAATGTCTACTATAGGGGATGTAATAGCCACTTCACCATCTGCAATAGCATCTAGCTGTCCATCAGTAGATGAGTATAGGTATATGCCTGTATCACGAAGTTGTACTTTTTCTGTAGTAGCCATAAGTATGTCGTCAGAGAACTCAAAGTAGTCTTCGTCTTCCATCCATTTAAGTACACCGTCATTGCTCTCACCATCAAAGGTAATTGTAATGTCTGTACCTGAAGTAGCCGCGCCAAATGTAAGCGTGTTACCTAGTAGTTTAGTTACTGGTCCACCTTCTGCGGCAGTGCCATCGTGAGTGTGTCCTGAACTCGATGCGAAAGCAGCTAAGAGTTGGTCAAACTCATCATTGGTGTGTGCCGCAGTTATGGTATCTCCATCTGCGTAAGTTGATTGTCTTGTGTAGGTTGCTCCCATTACCTTCTAGCCCCTAATTGATATTCCATTTGAAATCCTTTTAATGAATATGGACCAGTTGAATTAGCCCCATCCTCTACTCTTAATGCTACAGCAAAGCCTGAACCCTCTACCGATTTTCTAACGATTGGTGATGAAGGACCACCATATGCTGCTACGCCATACGTGGTAGCTGATGCTCCATAAACACCACCTACATTCAAACTATCTAACGCATACGCAGCAGGTCGTGTGGAGTTTGCATCTTCGTAATCATAACGTACAAACATATCTGCATCAATAGTTGATTCTGGTGCGTAGTTAATATTTACTCTTTGCATATGTTTTCGCACACCAGGATCACCAAAAGTTAAATCTGGACTACGATACTTAGCTTGAATTAATGTACCATTAAATGTATCGCCTTGATCTTGTCTATAGACATATCCATCAAAGCCACCGTGTATAGGTATAACATCTCCTGCTTCTACTACACTGTCTGTACAATTAGGACGTATACCCTTTATTTGTGAAAACTCAAAGTTCTGTCCTTTTAGTACGCATATAACTCCTAATGTAGCAGCTTGTGCGCCACCCTCTTTAGAAAAGAATATTCTGTACTGTGTCTTGTCAGGTATAACTAACGATGTAAAGTTTTCTGATGCACTAATGTTTTCCCTAAATATAGACTGTACATTAGAACTAATTGTACCTAACTCAACGTCACCAATTCTTGCAGTACCAGCAATAGTACGTAATCCATCTGGTCCTAAGAATATTAAGTCACCAGCAAATTCCTGTATTGTATCTCCGTTTACACAACCAATGTTACGAGTAACTGGCGTGATAGCAAAGTTAGAACTTGTAGTTCCTGACAGTTTAAATATTCTGTTTTCACAAAAGATAAATAAATCTTCACGGAAAACTTTTAGTCCTACGATTGTGTCGTCAACTTTAATACTACCTGCACCACTAGCTGTAGCAAAGTTGTCTTCATCAAACGGAACACTAAACACTAACTCTTGTGGAGTGCTAGACATTCCTGAGTAGAACATATGACTTTTAAATGCAGCTACGTGTTTAGCACCAGTAACTGCTGTAGTTACTTCTCCACCACCTGCTGATGATACATCTGTGGCAGATAGAGATGTATTAAATACAGTTGGTGCATTTACTTGATCTACTAAAATAAACTTATCATTACCATCAAAGTTAAATCTTTCAAAGCGATACTTAGCGGCTGATGTTCTGCCTGTATCTCGTACTGTCCAGCTTTCTGATACAATGTCTGATGCTGAATGTGCAGCGGCAGTTGTACTACTTGTTGCGCGTGTTACACCAGTAAGAGTTGTAGCCGTCTTACCTGTATATGTAAATATCTCTGAGTTAATTCCTACAGTACCACTAGAACTGAATGAAGTAGTAGATACAACATTAATAGTACCTGACCCTGTCATACCAGTAGCTGAAGCAATCTTTTGACTTAGCGTTGTACTAGCTGAACTATATATCTTCTCACCTCTAGCAGCAAGAACATAGTTACTAAATAGTGCAGACATTAGTATAGGTTCACTACTTAATGTCGTTTCAGGAACAAGTTGAAAGATGTAGGGCTTAAAACCATTTATACGTCTATAACCACCTTCGACATCTGGCTCAAAGTTAGTTAACTCTAGTGCCTGACCTGGTTGCATAATAAAAGTAGATTGGTTAAGAACCAACCCACCTTCGCAATTAAATGAGAAAGGTTGAACCTGTGAATTATCTGGCATTTAGTTTACTCGTAAAGAGGAGCTAAAACCACCCCTAGCGTTTCCTGGTAGGTACGTAGACCTAATATACTCAAATTTATTAACTAACAAGGTTTGCATATTCTTAATACCTTGTTCAAACCTCGTAAAGTTTATTCCGTACTGTTGTACTTCACCTCGATACTGATATACAAAAGCGGTTGCACCATCAACAATAACTGCCGCAAAACGATCAGGTATAGTTGTTGTACTCCCGTGTACAGACATATCTGTAGGAAAAGTAAAGTAGTCAAATTTTATTACAAAAGATTTGGTGGGGTATGGGTACAATAAATAATTATTGTCTAGGGTTCGTACAACGTGTGTGGGTACGCCCCCGTCATCGAATTGCGTTACAACTACACCGCTAGAGTGAGCAGCAGCAGTTGTGCTATTTGCACCACGAGTACACCCTGTAATGTCATTACCGCTAATAGCAGTGTACGTTACTTCCTCATTACCTATATATACTTTACCTGCACTATCTAAACCAGTAGTTGAAGTAAGTGTAAGAGTAGCAACCGAATCTGAATGTGAACCATTTAAGGTTGTAGATATAATTAAGTCTTCTTGATCTACGTGTTTATTAATATAATCATTGTAGTCTAGGATTTGTAGTTTACCACCGCTGTTGCCTAGTGTGTCATTAGCTACTATTCTAAATGTATTGTAGTCAACTACCTTAGTTGAGGTAGGTAGTGAGTATCGAACAACACCTGCAGTTAATGTTTTACTTTCAGTAGCGTGGTTAAATGGGTAATTAAATTCTCTTTGATTAATATATCGAACAGCTTCGTTAATAGCAGTTTTAGCTTGTGTCTGTATTCCTCTTGAAGAAGAAAAAGTTGAACTCGTTAATTCAACTTCATTTAACCTTGCCAGAACTTTATTTGTTAAAGTTAGATAAGTCTCTGCCATGTATATAATCTTTCAAAATAAAAAGTTAGCTTAGGGGGCTAAGTTAACCCCAGCCCCCGATATGCTTTTATTATGCTAATGTGTCTCTATCGACTTCAGCAGCGGATGTGCTGCCTTGTTCTGAAACATCCATTAGTAGAGCGTAAACTCTTAATTTACCTGCTGAGAAGGTAGCACCAGAACCTGCAAAAGTTAGGTCTAGTGTATCTGCTGAAGACAAGACAACTTCTGCTGAAGGTGTAACGCTTGGCGCATATGCCAAGTCTGAAGCACCGTCAATGTCAAATGCTGTAACATATTCGTCAGCATCCGCTGCACCCAATGTTATAGTAGCATCTGTACCTGTGTTCATAGTTGCTGAAGTTACAACTTGGACACCAGCATGAAGAACATGAGTATTCGCTGGAAGTGTAATACATTGTACTACATC